GTATCTATTGGTGCAACATCTGGAATAGGTACATTTGGCGGATCTATAGATGGGTTTAGGTTAAAATTAACATTTTATCCAGATGTTACAGAAACAAACGGTGCTAATTTGGAAATTAGAGCATTTACTGAAGAATTCTATGGTGAGTTTGATGAGATTAATATACCACCAAAACTTTTCTATGGGCAAGTTACAGAGTCATTTAATATTGCAAAATATTTCGGTTCTAATTCGGAAAGAAAGGATAGATTAAACTTCACATTAAATTATAATGGAACACCAATATTCCAAAAAGAATTTGATCCAACAGATATTAATGTTTTAGACCGTAATACTCACACCTTTAACATTCCAAACCATTTCTTTAGTACTGGAGAAGAACTTTATTATAGACCAAAATCTACTTATGTTGGTGTTGGAACTGTTGCAGTTGGAATAGGAACAACTGCTAATTATCTTGGCATAACCACAGATATACTTCCAGAGAAAGTTTATCCGATTAAGATAAGTAATGATGAATTTAGATTATCAACAAAAAGAGAATATGCTTATGCAGGTATATATGTAACATTTACATCATACGGTGAAGGAAATGCTCACCAACTTGAGATGGTTAAGAAAAATGAAAAGGCATTTATCACTGTTGCAAACTTAACTCAATATCCATTATCATGGACATCAAATTATCAAACATTGTATAATAATGGTGGATCAATTGGGGTTGGAAACACTATTTTTGCCTTAAGTGGAATTAGTAGTGTTGTAATTAGAGATATACTTAAAGTTGATGATGAATATATGAAGGTTATTAATGTTGGGTTTGGTACGACAAGTATAGGACCCATAACATTTAGTGGGAATGTTCCATTAGTTGAAGTAATCCGTGGATTTTGTGGAACTGCATCATCTTCGCATAGTGATGGTTCTGAAGGTAGAATTTATAAAGGATCTTATAACATATCTGGTAAAGAAATATTCTTTACAGATCCCCCAAGAGGAAATATTACAGATCTTGTTGGTTTTAATGAGAGTAATCTTGTTAGAGAAAGAGCAAAATTTTCTGGTAGAGTATTCTTAAGAAAGGATTATACACGAAATACAGTATACGATAATATTTCTCCAGAATTTACTGGAATTGGTCAAACATATACATTGACAACATTGGGTGTTAATACTGTTGGTCTTGGAACAACTGCAGGAAATGGACTGGTATTTATTAATAGTATTTTCCAAACTCCAACAACACAAAATGCATCCTTATCAAACTATGAAATTATTGAAGATTTAAATGTTGGTATTACTAGTATTGTATTTTCGGGCATTACCAGTTCGAATGGTCAGAAAATAGTTTCTAATTATGACCAAAATCAAAATCAAGTACCTAGAGGCGGTCTAATTGTTTCATTAGGATCAACTCCAGGTCTTGGGTATGCTCCTTTAGTTGGAGCAAAAGTTATTACAAGAGTTAATGGGTCAGGAACAATTCAAAGTGTACTAGGTATCAATACAATTGGATCTGCATTAAATATTGATCATGCATATTATGATCATAATGTAGGAGTTTTGGAACTTACAACTATTGAAGATCATAGATTTGGTGAAACTGGAATTTCTGTCGCAACTAATAGTGTATTTTTAAAAGGATTAGAATTTAGTTGCTCTGTAGAGCATACTGGTATAACATCAACTATTTTCCCATATCCTGGATCAAGCCCATATGGATTTATATTCCCAGTAATTGGTATTGCATCTGAGAAAACATTTACTGTTAGGGTAGGGACTAGCACAATTCCACATACTTACGTTGGGGCTGGAACTGCATACCCATATTATTATGATTTGAATTATGGTTCTGGATATAGAGGTACAGTATCAGTTGCAGTAACAGAAGCAGGACATATTGGAAATGAGGCAACAATAACAGCAACTGTTGGTCTTGGCGGCACATTGACATTCAACATTGTTAATGGTGGTAGTGGATATACAAATCCTCAAGTTGTTATACCACCACCATCATATGAAAATATGCCAATTATTGGTGTATCTAGATTAGGTGTTGGAGAAACAACCGAATGTGGAACTGGTCTATTATTAAATCTTGAAATTGGACAAAGTGGTTCTACTGTTGGTGTTGGCACTACATTATTTGAAGTTTCATCATTTAAAATAACTAGATCTGGATTTAATTTCAGAGAAGGTGATGTATTTACTGTATCTGGATTGGTCACTGATAGAAGTTTAAGTGAACCAATTGATGAGTTTAAGGTAACAGTCTTAGAAACATTTAGTGATTCTTTTGGTGCTATACAACTAGGTGAAATGAATTACATTGATTCTATAAGGAATTTACAAGATGGAAAGCGGGTAAGATTTCCACTTTATTATAATTCAGAACTTTTAAGCTTTGAATCTAATCCAGAAGATCCAGATTCGGAATTGATCGACTTTGATGCACTTTTAGTTATTTTCATAAACGGAATATTACAAGAACCTAAGAAAAATTATAATTTCAGTGGTGGTACAACATTTACATTTACTACTGCACCTAAGACAGATGATAATGTTTCTATTTTCTTCTATGTTGGTACTAGAGATGATGATAGTATAAGAATTTCAGTTTCTCAATTTATTGAACCTGGTGATACTGTTCAAATAAACAGTAATAATAATTTATTGGATAGAACAATTACCCAAAATAATAGAACTGTAGCATTAATTAATGGATCCGATAGATTAGAAACAAATATCTATAGAGAAAGTGGAATTGATGAAATTAATCCAAAACCATTATATTGGACTAAAAAGAAAAAAGATGTAATTATTAATGATGAAATTATTTCAAAATCACGTGATTCTATAGAACCCCAAGTCTATCCAACATCGAAAATTATTCAAAATTTTAATGCAGATGATACTGACTTATTCTTAGATGATGCAAAATTCTTCGATTATGAAGAAGATTTACCGATACAACCATTTGATTGTTTAATCATAAATGATCAAGATGTAAAGATTGCTGCTGCAATTACAGCTATAGTTTCTGCTGGTGGAACAATTAGTTCTTTAGATATTGTTGATAGTGGTGATGGATATAGTGAATCTTCAGTTCAAGTAAAAATTTCAGCACCAAAGAAAATTGGTGTTGGGGTAGGAACCACAGCAACTGCAACAATACAAGTATTGGGTGGAAAATTAACTAATAACATAACCATAACTAACCCTGGATTCGGTTATACTAGAACAAATCCACCAAATGTAATTGCTCCTGCACCCCAAAAATCTACAGAACTGATTAAAAATATATCAATCGCTCAAGGATTTGATGGAGTTATTACCGGAATTGCTGTAACTAGTGGATTGAATGGTGCATCTTTGGCCTTGCAATTTACAATTGTTAGAAGAGATTCTGCGGTGTATACCGATTTAAATATTGGATATCCAATTTATATTAACAATACTAGAGTTGGTAGTGGGGTTACTTCTATTGAGTACAATAATAATGATACTGTTTCTATAGGGACTGCATTTTTAGATAATATCTACCACATTCACGGTATCAATAAAACTTTGGGAATAATTACTTGCAATGTTGCATCAGACACTAGTATTGTTGGTATTGCCACTACAGGAAATGTTTCTTATCCGGTTGGAACTTTCTCGTGGGGAAGATTATCTGGATTCTCTAGGTCAAATCCAATATCGATAGCTGTTACTGGTAAAACTCTTGACGTTGGATTATCAACTTTTGCAAGTGTTCAAAGAAGAGGATCTGGATTACGAAATATTGGATCTTTGAAAAAGCGGGTAATGGGATTATAAATATAAAAAAAAAGTATTATAAATGTCCGCAATTGTAACAGATCAATTTAGAATATTAAATGCCTCTAATTTTGTAAGTTCTATTGAAACTGGAAGTGATTCATATTATGTTTTTGTAGGACTTCCAAATCCCCAGTCAAATGATGGACCCGGAAGAAATGAAAATTGGGATCGACTTGATATTCCTGATCCCAATTTAGCAGTTATTCCAAACCCTATTGACAATCTTTCATATTTAAATCATTATGGACAAATGTCATTATTTGGTAAAAAAATAACTGGATCTACAATAAGAAGAGCTATAAGAAAAATTGACTGGACGCAGGGAACTAGATATGAAATGTATAGACATGATTATAGTATCATAAATCCTTCCCCAAATTCTAATAGTAATAGATTATATGATACTAATTATTATGTTATAAATTCTCAGTACCAAGTATACATTTGTATAGATAATGGATCCTCTGGGATTAATACAAATGGTAATCAATCAAAAGATGAACCATTATTTACTGATTTAGAACCATCAAGAGCAGGAGAAAGTGATGATGGATATCTTTGGAAATATTTGTATACTATTACTCCAAGTGATATTGTAAAATTCGATTCAACTGAATACATTACTATCCCAAATCAATGGGAAATATCTATAGATCCTCAAATTGTCTCTGTAAGAGAAAATGGAGATTCTTCTATAAACGAAAATCAAATTAAAAAAGTTTATATTGAAAATCCTGGAAAAAATTATTCTTCAGGAGAAGTTGATATTTTGGGTGATGGTTCTGGTGGAAGAGTTTTTGTAGATGTCAATGAAAATGGTGAAATTACATCTACTCAAGTAACATCTGGTGGATCTGGATATAGTTACGGTATAGTTGATTTGGGACCTTTACAACCTTCAGGAAGTTTGCCATATCCAGCAAAATTAATTCCTATTATTCCACCATCTAGAGGTCATGGATATGATATTTACAAAGAGTTGGGAGCAGATAAACTTTTAATTTATACTAGATTTGATGATTCCACTAAAGACTTTCCAGTTGACACAAAATTTTCTCAAATTGGTATTATAAAGAATCCAACTAAATTTATTTCAACAGAAACTTTTGTTGAAAGTCAGTTTTCAAGTCTTTATGCATTAAAAGTCACACCAACATCTAACAATATACCAGAAATTGGTGAAAAGGTTTCACAAGATACTGATGGTACTGGAAATAAAATCGCTGTTGGATATGTTGCATCATATGACACTGAAACTAAAGTTTTAAAATACTTTAAAGATAGATCTTTATATTATAATCCATCACTTTATGATACTACAGATTATTTCGATATTTCTATTAAGGCAAATGCATCTATAGATTTTACTTATACTGGAGGGTCAATATCTACACCTAGTGGATTTACAGCATCTATAGATAATTTTAGTGGAATCACAACAGTTCCAACAAATAGTACAAAAATAATAAATTTAGGAACGGAATTTCAAAATGGTATATCGTTACCAGAGATAAATAAAGAATCGGGGGATATTATCTACATTGATAATAGACCTTTAATTTCTAGAAATCTTAGGCAAAAAGAAGACATTAAAATTATCCTGGAATTTTAAAAAATGGCCCAAAAAACAAACCTTAACGTAAGTCCATATTTTGATGATTTTGATTCAAATAAAAACTTTTATAAAGTTTTATTTAATCCAGGGCGACCTATTCAGACAAGAGAATTAAATACTTTACAATCAATATTACAAAATCAAATTGAATCATTTGGAAGTCATATTTTTAAGGAAGGATCTGTAGTTATTCCTGGAGGAATCAGTTACGATTCTCGTTTTTATGCAGTGAAATTAAATTCAACTACTTTTAATGTTGATATTTCACTTTACATTAAGGATTTTATAGGGAAAAAAATTAAAGGTCAGGCGTCTGGAATTACAGCATCAATACAACATGTTGAATTTCCTGATGGTGGAGATATTGATTATGTTACA